TAACCTCCCTTGTTCTGTCCTATGCTTGATGAGTGCCACGATCCACCTCTGACCCTCAAAGTGAGCAAGGCTTTCGATTTGTGTTCCAGCACCATGAATGTTGCCCGTTGTGATGTTTTCCAAATACTGAAGGAACAGTTTGCCAATCCCTGAACCAAAAATAGCATAGGCTTTATTATTAAGATCAGCTTCAACTTCAGCAGTATAACTTCTACCATCGACAGATGCATTTATCTTTTCCTTTTTTTTCATTATTGTCCTCGTTGTTGTTGCATTAACTGTAATGCCATGTCAATGTTCCCTTGTACTTCATCTCTACTAGCCAATAATTCTTCTTTAACACCAAACTTAGATGCAAGATATCTTATAACCTGTTCCTGATTATATAATGCTGGTGTTATATCAGGCCCAAATGTTCCTGATACTGTTTGCTGAAATCTTACAAAATCAGCAACATCTTGTTGATCTTGAGCCCTTAGCAATGGAGATACTGGTACTATTCGTATTTCTCTGCCATCAACTTTTGGTATATCCAAGATACCTTGTTCTGAATATATGTGAACGATTCTTTCAACTAATGGGTGAAGAAATTCTTTCTGCATTCTGCCTGCGACTGCACCCATATCTCTTGCTACATCAGCAAGCCTTTCTGAAACTTCAGTTGCTGATAATGGTGTCTTTGCATTTGCCCTTGAATCAAGTTCATCAATATACATAGCCTTCCTGACATTTCTGCGCATATCCTCCAATATAAGTTGCCCTACATCAAATCGTGCTGGACTTTGTAATGATTCTAATGTTGACCCTGGGCTTCTTGGTATAAATGTCCCAGGCTGAATAGTTATGTTGTCAGGATTAAAAACTCCATCATCATCATAAACATATGCACCACCAATAGCCATCTCAGCATTTTCAAGTATAAGTTGTACTGTAAGATTCAATGTCTTTATTGCTGGCATAGCTTGTAATACTGGGCCTCTGCCCCAAACTTCCATTCCAGACTTTGACCATCTAGTTGTAAGCCAAGGTAATGATCCCTTACCTTTTAGCTTTTGTTGTTGAAGTATGTGATTATCTGTTTCAGATATAAGATAATAAGTATATTCATCTTTAAATTTATCATCACTATCAAACATAGTTGCTTCAATAATTCTAGTTTTTCTATGTGGATCTCTTTTTTGTATAAGTTCCATGTCCTTACTATACTTAGCATCAGGATATCTATGCTTAATATCTGTTATCTCACAATCGTAGTTCCATCTAAACCAATCAGTAACTTGATCCATAGCACCTGATAACAATGCTACATTATTAGGTGGTACAGCAGTAAAATGGAGATCACCAACAAAACGACCTGATTCAACAAGCATATTCATTGTACCGATACCAAGATCTTGTAATCCCTCATGAAACTCAGAATTGAAGTTACTGTTACGTAAACCCTCATGTAATAACTCTGTAATCTCATCAAGCTCTTTTAGTAACTGTGAATTAATCTGCTCTGATGGATATTCAGGCCCAGGGGCAAGTTTAAATGCTCGACCATTAGGAGGAAAAAAGCCAAGCTGAAGTCTTGAGGCAAATCTAGGGAGTCCAGTTACTGCTGTTTCATCATATATATTTTCAGTTCGTCTTTGACCAGCATATTCGCCAAAGAAACTTTCTCTATGGGGCAAAACATAATCATATATCTCTTCCCAAATATCAGACCAATTTTGCCATCTACCTTTGGCTTTCTTGTATCTGTTCATAACCTTTTGATATTCAGAACGACTCTTTGTGCCACCTGAAGGTGTTGGATCGGAATCACCACCATAGCCACGCATTAGTAGCCTCCTCCCATAGTTTTATTCTTTTTTAAACGTCTAAAACCAGTAAAATCTTCTAATTCACTACTTTGTAATGATCTTTGACCTATTTTATTTGTTGCTATTTTTCTATTACGTTCTTTTTTCTGAAATTCTTGTCTTGCAGCTTCTTCTCTATTAATTCTTTCTTGTTCTGCTTTACGTTTCTGTAATTCAGGATCAGGTGCTGGTTTAGATGGACTTAAAATACTACCCATTTGATTGCTCCAATAAATCTTTTGCATCAAAGATGACTTTTCCTTTCAATCTACGCAATTCACAATACAATTGATATGGAGTTAGAATCCAAAATTTTCTTATATTGCATAGATGTTTGATAAAACTAACACAATAAAATAGTCTTGGCATATAAATTGGCTTATCTTTAACATCAATTTCCAAACATTCACCACCTAAATGCATATTTAGGACTAATTCTGTGGCTTTTTCACCTTGTAATGTATGAAATTGGAAACCATTTGTTGTTAATTCTAATTTTTTCCAAATATCTAACTCAGTATCATAATTTACTGCATAAACATGAGAAAAGCCAAAGCGATGTTTAGTAAAAAGTTTCCAAATTCCTATGTTTTTGCTTTCACAAAAGCATATAATCCATCTCATATTGCTCTTTTCCTACTAAAACGATTATTTCTACGTTTCATACGATCAAATGGGTTGCTTACCCTCTCCACAATAGTGGGGGTGGTTGCTCTTTGTCCACCCAGCATGACTTTTCGACCCTCTCCACCACCTAGAAAAGCATATTGCAAGGCATCATGACAATGTGAAAATCTATTTTTGTCAGGTTTTTCTTCATATCTTTCATTACCCATGTAATACATTCTTTTATATTGATAGCCACCTTCAAATCCTGATATCAAATTTGTACAAGTAGGACTGATACTCAATGATGGTAAACCATCTGTCATACGATTTATCACAGATTCAACTGCTTCTACTCTCACAGATATATCATTTGATGGTGCTGGGTAAGCATTGATACCAGCTGCTCTTAGCATCATAAATGGTGTATGCTCAGATACTTGTGCCATTTGATTGCCAGCTGGATCACCAATAAATTTATATGTCAATTTATCCCATTGATTCCTTGATATTTCTTTTTTTAGTATATCTGCAAATCTAATAGCACCCATGTCCTTACCAATTATTTCATGGAATATAATCCATCTTCCAGAATGCAACTGTTGGCAAAAGACAGCTGAAGGGGATCTACCGAAGTCTATGCCAACAATTACATCACTCTGATCTGTAGGCACTAATGGCTCACTAGATACATGAGTATCTCTTCTAAATGTAGGATAAACTGGTTTTCCGTCCATTAAAGATTGATATTCATTTAAAACATATACTTTTATCCATGATGGTGCTTTACCTAATATTATTTTATCATAATACTCTGCTTGTAGATTATCTCTGTTTTCTGATTTAAGATTTGGTTCATATCCTGATAAATTACCATGAACATCTTTTTTCTCATACATAGCAGATGGTTGTGAGAAAAAATTCCAATCATCAGGCTTTACCATCAATAATCTTTCTTCACTGGTAAGATATTCAGGTACTGGTACTTCACCAGCTACTATTCCCCACCAATGATCTTCACTAGGAGCATTGGTGTCCATAATTACACCATACCAACTTGGGCCACCCTCTCTCATTGCTGGATATCTACCAACACGCATAGTACAAGCATCAACTATATTTTTATTGATTTCTCTAGCTTCATTTATCCAAACACCACTTAGCTCTAATGAAAGCAGCTTCTTTACATCTTCGGTCTTATCCAAAGCTAAAAATATTACTTCAAGCTCAACTGTTGTTTTATCACCCAAAGCAAAACAGACATTATGTGTATATGGTGGTGACCAGACAAAACGTCCTAGATCATCGCCAAACCAATCTCTCCATGTTTTGATTGTTGTAGTTTTCAATTGTGGATTTGTATTACGAATTACTGCCCATCTGCTTTTTCTTACACCTTGCTGATTAGGTTGTTGATTGATAGATCTTCGCATGATCTCCATACAACAAGCTACAGATTTACCACTGCCAACTGGGCCTCTTATACCACGGACAAAAGACCCATCTTTCATAAAAGACTTAGCTACTTGCCCTGGGGGTTTGTAGTCTAGTTTCATAAAAGATTTCTTCTTGTAGCACCACCACCAGCACCAGATATTAATGCTCTTCTAGATGCAGTAGATATTGATGGAGTGCTTGGCTTTTTCACTGGCTCAGTTTCATCTTTAGGTGGTGGACTAACAACCATTTCAGCTGGTGGGTCATTATCACCACTACCTTGTGTTGCATCTTGCTTTGTCACAGAATAAGATCCTGATGACATTTTTGTTACACTACCATCTTGTCTGCCAATAGGACTAAAATCAGGATCACCTGAATATGTAGAAACACCCATTTTATTTGTGCTAACAACACCTCTGTAATCTTTATCTCTATCAAACATAGGTGAGCTATTATCATAAACTGGAATACCACCTGATCTTAATGCCCTTGCTTGTTGCCTGGCACTTGCAGTGCTTATCGTACCCATTGCAACAGTACCTATAGTAGGTATAGGAACTTTTATCTCTGATTTTTTTGCCCTTTCATCTAACATCATAGCAAGACTAGCATTCTCTCTTACTGTTTTCGCTTTCTGTGGGCTTATCATTACATCAATGCCTTGTGCAGCTGCTTTGCGTTGTTGTTGATAATCATCAAAAGCAACTTGTCTTGATTTACGTTCTTGTTCTTCTTTTGCACGATTTGTGGCTTCTGCCATTTCTCTAGCCCTCATTTCATTAGGATTAGATCTATCGACTGAACTACCACCTCCTGAACTTTCACCACCCATATTAATCTCCTTTGTTATTGGCTTTATTTAAAGTAAAATATTTTTTAGTGTCTTGTCTTTTCACATATATCAT